CCAACGCTAGAACGTAATAATGGTGATAAGTCAAAAGTCATAATAACCCTCCTTTTAAGCAGTTAATTGTTTGTGTCAGCACTTATCAAGCTACTGATAATTATAATATGGGGTATTATTTATTAATTGTCAAGGTCGTCTTCGGCTTCAGGTTCAAAAGATATGCCCATGCCCATGTCTAACTGCGGATCTGTTTCAAACTCAAATATTAATTGTTCTTTGGTTTTCTCAATGGCGTCAGCTATGTGAAGTGGAATGTAAATTAGTTTACCGTTTTTATATTGTTTAAAACTTTGTCTGCAAAGTCTGCAAAAATATTTATCTGCTTTCATTTGTTTCATAGTTGTTAGTCTGTGACAGCTAGGGCACATTGACACCTCAACTATGTTATCTTTTTTTGTCACTTTGCTTCTCCCCAATTGCTAGCCAATGCATAATCAACAACGCTCGGTACATTTAACTCTACACACTTTTCCATTTTATTTTTTATATTGAGTGCCTGCTTTTTGTTTTCAACTGATATGTTTAATTCGTCATGCACTTGTATATGAGGTATGATACCATCCTCTTCATATAAGTCCACCATTGCTTTCTTTGTTTGGTCCGCTGCAGACCCTTGTATTAACTTATTTAATGCTTTGTAAGTACCGGCACGTTTATAATTACCGTGGCCCAATGCATTGATTGCTTCTTCTTTAGTTTTATAAAAACCTTTCTTACCAAACTCACGTGGCTCATAGAATGGAAAACGACAATGTCTGCCCAACAACGTCTTAATTTCGCCACGAGCAGATGACTTATCCATCACGTTATATGTAAGCTGTTTAACAAACGGCACTCTGTTTTGGTATATACTTATTATCTCGTCAGCTTCTTCTTTTTCAATACCTAACTCATTCATCAACTTGCCTTTGCCCATGCCGTAGAACAAGCCAAGATTAATTGTCTTAGCTTGACTTCTTGGTATCTGTGCTATCTCTGCAACCATTTTATGAAAGTCTGCTTTACCTTCCCGGTAGCCGTTGACTATTGTCCGTACATCAAGACCATCTGCATATGCATAATGCACAACCAATCTTGGTTCTTGCTGAGAATAGTCAAACGTTCCCCACTGCATGTTTTCTTCAGGTATAAACAAACTACGAATCATTTTCTTTATATCTTCATTCCTGGCAGGTATCTGCTGTAAGTTAGGATTAGAATAACTAAACCTTCCAGTAACTGTTCCACCATCATCACTTCTCATCTGATGTATTTCAGAATGTATTCTACCTTTGTGTTGGTGGCGAAGTATGGTGTCAATAAATGTTGTATTAGCTTTATTCATCTCTCTTGCTTCTACAATCTTTTGTGCAATCTCATGTTCGTGATTAAGTAAAAAGTTTTTAGTAAAGCTTGGTGCATTACTCTTTGGTGTTCGTGGGTATGTAATATTTAATTTATCAAATGCTTTTGCAATAGATGCTGCGGCCCATATCTCAATGTCAATACCACATATCTTCTTGATTTCTAACATTAATTGTTTCTCTCGTGCTGCAAGTTGTTTCTTTGCAATGTCAGCTTGGTCCAAGTCAACACGCACTCCATAAGCACGCATGTCAATTAGACATGGCTGTAATCTAGTTTCTAAATCATAAATTTCTTCTAGCTCTTGCTTGTCCATCTCTTCTTTGTTTAACAAATAAAGATCATACGTTAGCCGTGCATCGTATTCTGCGTACTCTCCAACATGCATAGATGGTAGCTTGTACATTTCTTTTTTAGGATCAACACCAAATTCTTTAGCCGCTCTAATCAACAAGTCTTCGTTCTTGGTTCTACCCAGTTTTTCTTTAGCTAAACTATTTAAAGTGTATGAGTATCTATTCTCATCAATCAATGCACTGGAGATCATAGTATCGTGTATCTTGCCGTTGACCGTTATCCCTAGAGTTCTTAACCACCCTATATCGTACGATGCATTATGAAACACTTTATCACAATCAAGTTTAGCAACACCTTTAAACCATTCTAAAACTTTTTTCTTATCCAAGTTACCGCCGTTATGGCCAATCGGATAATAACCTTCCCAGTCAGCCGTTGCTACAGCAATACCGGTTACATAACCATTGCCGGTTGCCCAACCTGATCCGTGTGTTAACAAGTCTGTATCACACGTCTCCAAGTCAATTGCTATTAACTTTTCGTTAGACAAGTCAGGAAAATATTCTTTAGGCGTCCACTCCGTAGGCGCGTTGTATACAAATTTATTCATACTGCTCCTTTAGTTTGTTTATAAACCAAATAGCTTTGTCTAAATCTTCTATCGGTTTACCTTTATGTTCATGGCGCCATAAATATTTCATAGCTGAACCCTGACAATAATATTTAAAACCATCTCCTTGACATGCTGCGATTGCATCAATGCAACCAATACCGCCTTTGTTGTAATGTGATGGGTAATTCACCGGATCGTGTTTTTTATTCATAACGCTAACCTAAAATGCATAGTTGTTTGTGGTAGTAGTACATGTAGTTCTTCTTTCGCTCTAGTTGCACCAACATAAAAGACGCGTTGTTCGTCGTCAGAATCTTTCTGATATGAATTGTATGTCTTTATGTTCATGTCCGTTGTTAATAATACGTTATCACATTCGCCACCTTTTGCAGCATGAATTGTTGAAATTTTTATTCGTGGTTTTTTGGTAATATCATCGTCGCCTAATGCAAGTCTTAGCAAATATGCTCTATCTTGTATGTTTATTTTCTCTAGTGCGTACTGCCACTCACCAACACTAAAAGGACCAAATAAAACTTTTAACGTGTCTAAATCATATAAGTGTGAGTCATTCATTTTTTCTAACGCTTCTTCGTATTTGTCAGAAACTTTTTTGTAAAAAAAAACTTTCTTAATTGTTCTCTTGTCAACCATTTCTCCTTTAGCTAACTCATGCCAACCAATTACTGCATCAAACATTCGCTGCGCAATCGGTTTAACTATATTTTTATATTCTTGTTTCTCATACCACAGTCCTTGATTGCGACATGCTTCTTCTAGTTTATTTAAAATAAATTTATCTCTTCCGAGCAATAACCAATTGTTTTTAGAAAGATCAATACTATCAATAGTTTGGTGGTACTTAACAACACCGTTTTCTTCTTGAGGATCCCAAGTTTTTTGTATTCTGTTTTTAGTTACACCAATTATTTGTTGAGCAAATGCCTGCACTTCTTTTTTAACTCTGTATGACTTTGGTAAAACTATTTCTTCTGCAGGATATTCTATAAATCGTTCCACGTCTGCACCAAGCCATCTGTAAATTGCTTGGTCATCGTCGCCCGCTAAATATAAACGTTGAGATGTTTCTGCAAAATGTTCAACCATTGCCCATTGCAAAGGCGTTAAATCTTGTGCTTCATCAATAAACACTACATCAAGTATAGGTAACAAATTTTCGTTAACTGCTTCGTACAACATGTCAGCGTAATCAATGTATCTATTTACTTCTTTAAATTGTTCGTAGGCCGTTGACAAATGTTCAAGATACTTCCAATCAACTAACGTTGTATCAACATACTTTCTATAATGTTCTTCTAACGGTATACCGCGTGCACGTGCTAAATTGTGTTGGTTAAGATAAATGTTGTCAGACATTCCTGTTTCAGTATCAATAACTAATTTTGATTTAAGACCTATCTTTTCTGCAAAAGATTTAAACTGCGGTCTGCCCATAACAGTTCGTCCTTCTTGGTCAATAGAATGATAACCACAAGAATGCAATGTTGAAAACCATTTAAAACTTTTTTTATCTAAACCAAACTTTTCAATGGCTCTATCGCGCGCTTCGTTTGCAGCTTTACGAGTAAAAGAAAAATAACCAATCTTGTCTATTGGCACACTTTCCATTTCTGTCTGCACGTAGTCAAGTAAAGTTGTTGTCTTGCCGGTGCCCGGCGGGCCTAAAACTTTTATTACCTTTGCCACTAGTAAGATTCTTTCTCTTTCATATCAGGAGTTTCTGTTTGTACGTCTTCCATCTCATCTACAAACTCTGGTATTGCCCAAACTCTTTTAAATATGTCTCCGTCAGACTTTGTCATGCGTATAGTTTTCTTTTCTCCTTTTAACTCTTGCTCAATAATACGAACCATTTTGTTTCTATGAAACACAGTAAACTTTTTCTTTTGTAAAAAATCTTCCAAATCTTTTAATAAGAAATGATGCTTTCGATCTTTGTTAGCTTCTCTGTTTAACCATGGTTTACCTAATGCTATTTCCTCTTTTGTTTCCGCAGCTCCTTTGTTAGTGCACCATTCTTTTAAGTATTCAATAAATTGTTCTGTATTGCTTACACCTTTAACAGGAGTTTGAGTTGCATTGCTAAGTATTGCACCTATCTTTTCAGTCCATCTTGGTGCAGGAATAATTTTAGGCATTACATTTATCTGTTCCATACATCGTCGTTGGAATCTTATTTGATTCTGCAAGTCTTCTGTTTCAAGTTCCAAAGGTTTAGTAACTCCGTCTAAAGACAAAAACCATAACGGCGGTTCTGACCCATACTTCTCAAGTCCTGTTGGAGCAACATCTAAATCAGTTTCTCCCTTACCAAACTTACGTTTAAAACATTCCCTACGATTACAATTAGAACATAAAGGTTCTTTGTTACACGCGTAGTCGTATTCTTTTTTCGATACAGATTGTTCTATCTTTTGTACCTGACCTTGTGACAAAGGAGGATCACACATTTTATTATTTACATTTAACAAATCATTTAAAAATTCTGACTTACCAGACTTTTTAAAAAATACTGCAACGTTAGTAATTGTTTCATCGCGACCGCCTTCTGGCACACCGTTATGATATAAAGTATTTAGACATGGTGGACCTTCAACAAAATAATCT